GGTGTCTGCCATGAATAAACCCAGGCCACATTTCATGTACGAAAGCCATAAATGACTTCTGAGCTTTCTCCCGCGTGACAGCATCCTTATACTGGCTTACCTGCTCCAGTAATTTCTCCTGCTCATTCGCCGGCAGCTTGCCTATCAGTTCACTTAAGTCCACGGACTATTCGCCTCTGCTCGTAATCTAGCTATCGACAACGATTCCTGCCTGATAGGTTTTTCTAATCGGTTTTGTATTTTCGATAGCGTAGGATAAATACTCACAGGCCGATAATACTTCCTCCCGCCATGCTGATCCTTATACACAGTGTAGAGCAGAGTAAAGGCTTCCAATAATAACTTCTCGTCTTTATTCATATGCTCAAATTCCTTGATTTTTGGGCATTACTCCAACGTCCTGAAGTTTATATATACAGGTCTTACACTCCTGCCCGCGCCCTTAACTTTTTTCAGCACGCCAATCTTCACAAGCCGGTTAATAATGTCAGACGTATTCCCCATACCAGCTTTACCTCGGACATTACATATATCCCGTATAGACGGGCCAAACCCATACTTCTTCCACCACTCATCTATACACAAGAACACTTCCCTCTGCGCCGGCGTCATATCTCTCTCCACACATTCCTCATACGACATCTCACTTCTCTTAGCCGTCATGCTCCGATTTATAAGTAATACCGTCATGGATATAAAATGTTGTCAAACGCTTACTGGCAAAACTTGCCAGTAACCACTTGATAACTATTTCCCTTTCTCCAAAAATATATCCCCCTGGGGGGTAGGCAAATCCTCGGACAAGGGGGGGTCTTCCTCAGAATCGGAAAAAGATTGGGATGGTTCGAGTGGAATAGTATGCAGGTCGGTAGCCGGAGTCCCATTTTGCATTTCGGGGGGTGGGGGTACGGTGGGGTCAGCGCCTACCAGTTCGGTCAGCAGGTCGGATGCGTCGACGTCTACAGCATCATCGCTTGATAGCATCATCGATTTCAGTTGATCGAGTATCTGCGAGCGAATCGCTCCGCTGTCCTGAACTACTGTTACCTCCGAGCGCGTAGTGAATGCTGATACCTCAGTTACTTGTCCGAGAATCTTCGCGGCCTGAATGCGAGTCGCCGGCTTTGTGTCCTCGTCAATGATGGTTTTTGTGAGCGTCGAAATAACAAGTGACCTCAAAGCTTCGGCTGAATGCAATGTACTCACTTGTTTTGCTAGTTCGAGCGCTTCAATTTCCCGCCGGATTCCCTCATGCTGCTTAAGCGCGCTTGCATGGTTCCCGACAGTTTTCGGCTTTCCCTTCGCGTTGTATGCTTGCCGGTAACTATCAGCACCGGTTAAACCCTCTAATACCAAACCCTCAGCGAATCGCTTTTGCTTTGCTGTTAGTCCAGTACGGCCTAAACGTAAGGACGGTTCTATTCCCTTAGTGCTTATTGCTTCCCTTAGTTCTTTCCTAGTTACTTGTTTCATGCTGTACCGATTCCCTTCGGGTTTCCTGCGCGCGCGGCCGGCGCTGATGTCGACGTTATACCGGAACAAATAGAGAAAATCAATCAAAGCCTGGCTTTTGATGAATAAATACAATGATGCAATAGACTATATTATTTGACATATTGCATGTGATTCGAGACAATAACCACGCACTGACAAATAAGTAATTTAAATAAACCCTAAGGAGCGAGTAATGAACAAAGCACAACAATTCGAAGTAGAGAAAACCCTCTTATATGGCAAAACCCTTGGCGCTGATTATGTTGCGCGCGCTTTATCGGCGCTTATACGATCCGCACGAACAAATAAACAGAAGCAAGAACTATTTGCAATTGCGCGTGATGTCAACGTAGCACACCACCCTGAATTTATTTGCTAACCGGAGCCGATAATGCAAAATCCATATAAAGCACAATTAAAAGCCGAGCATTTGACGTACCGGCCGATCTTAGGTGAATCAAGCGCAAAAACAATCAAGGGTCAGAAAATAGGTTATCTGACAGCGATATGTTACCTAGTCCCAGATGCAAAGCTCTGTCCCTTCGCTATACAAGCCGGCTGTTTTGACGGCTGTCTTAATACGGCCGGCCGAGGTGCTTTTAATAGTACCCAAAGAGCTAGAGCGGCCAAAACCCGATTCTTTAAAGAACACCAGCGCGCTTTCATGCTGTCCTTATGTGCTGACATATGGTCGCATAAGCGCCGAGCCGAAAAACTAGGATTAATTCCACTAGTCCGACCCAATGGTACTTCTGACATCGCATTTGAGAATATCCAAATCGACGGAAAAACGATTTTCCAGATTTTCCCTGATATTACTTTTTATGACTACACGAAGCACCCAAGCCGTAATCTGGACGGCAAAACGGCCGGTAATTATGACCTTACCTATTCATTCTCGGCTATTACGCCGAAAGTAATAAGCATTAAAGGACTGACTAATACAGCAAATCAGCGCACGGCCGTGGTTTTTCAGAACCGTGCGGATATACCGGAAACTTTTCGCGGATGGACTGTTATCGACGGCGACGATACGGATGTGCGTCACATCGAGCCGGCCGGTGTAGTAGTTGCGCTTTACGCCAAGGGAAAAGCTCGCAAAGAGCAAAACGGATTTGTACAAATTAAGGGAAGGGACTATTGATGGCAACCATAACAGCAAAATACGCCGGCCGGTGTGCTACTACCGGCGCTCGCATCATAGCCGGCGATCTAATCGAATGGTCTCGCGGCCGCGCTGTACTGATCAAGCGCGCACCTTCGGGTGTTGCGTCGATCACGCTTATAGGTGAGCAAGGGGCGAAAACTTTTTACCGGAATAATCGCGGCCGGTGTGAGGACGCTCCCTGTTGCGGATGCTGCACCATATGAATACCTTACTTGAAATTTTGGCCGGTGCAATTGGTTTTGTTTTGCTCTGGCTCTTTTTTTTCTTTCTTTTCCTATTGTGAAAGCGTACTGCTATGAATAATTTACCAGATGAAATAACAATCAAACTAAATTTCCACTTCACCGATATTCAAGAGGTTGACGACAGCCTCACCAATGATGAAGCGCGGCAGGTTTTGCAATTGATAGCCGACCTTGATAATAGTTTTATCGATAAAGAAACTATTGCAGCGTGGATTAAATATTTCAAATCAATTTGAGGTTACCTATGAATAATCACATTTATACAGTTGCACTAACTGCCGCCTCTTTAGTCGGAATTATGCTCGGGTGGGATGATGACGGTCGTTATATACAGCAAATGCTTTTGATTCTGTCCGGCTTTTTACAGGCTGGAATTGTAGTTGTCTGCGCTGAAAGGGGTACAAAATGATACTTAGAGCAAATGATAAAGATACATGGGTGGAAACCATCTGGGACGCGCTGTTTAAATACCGCGATAACTGCATACCCGAGGGAGACGCAAAATACGATGCCGAGTGGAGCGATATATGCACCGCTATGGCATGGATTGCAGAAGAAATGGAGGTTAATTCAGATGAATAACGAGCGAAATGAATACATTGCAATTGTGATGAGCCGCGAGTTACTGCGGTTCTGCCGCGACAATGACCTGCCGTTCGATAGTGCGGATGACCTAATCATGCGCGACAACTTAACGGAGTTTCAATTCGGGTGGTTGGTAGGCTACTGCCGCATCTGGGAGGGGCTTATCGAATGAGAGTCCTAATCGCCTGTGAATATTCCGGCGTAGTCCGCGATGCTTTCTTAGATCGCGGGCATTATGCCGTCTCCTGTGACCTTCTGGATTGTGAAAGCTTGAACTCGGGCGACCACTACAAGGGTGACGTTCGCAATATCTTAGACAATGACTGGGATTTGATGATCGCCCACCCTCCCTGCACTTACCTATGTTCGAGCGGTTTGCATTGGAATAAGCGCGTTGCCGGCCGCCAAGCTTTGACAGATGAGGCTCTAGACTTTATCCGCTTGCTACTGAATGCACCGATAGAACGAATCGCGCTCGAGAATCCTGTCGGCTGCATATCCACGCAAATAAAAAAGCCAGACCAAATCATTCAACCCTATATGTTCGGCGATGATGCAAGCAAACAAACCTGCCTGTGGTTAAAGAACCTGCCTCCATTAGTTCCAACGGAGCGGATCGCTGGCCGTATGGTCACCACGCCGAGCGGTAAAGTGGTCGAGCGATGGTCAAACCAATGCGATAACTACGGACAGGATAAGACACCACCAAGCGCAGACCGTTGGAAGATTCGGTCGACAACTTATGCCGGTATTGCGAAAGCAATGGCCGATCAATGGAATTTTTAGGGGATCACACAATGAAAACAGCACAACTAAAGGGATATTTACTTGACTGGGCAGTAGGCAAATGCGAAGGACTGTCCATCGATAGTAGTTGGGACTGGGACAGGCTTTGTTTTTTTGATGAGTTTAATATTGACTTTGAACCAACGGACAATTGGATGCAAGGTGGCAAAATTATTGAACTAAACTGGATCAACATCACGAATGAACAGGACATATGGACTGCCGAGATAGCAGATGATGTGCCTGATGGATACATAAGTATGCGAGGTGAAAGCCCGTTGATTGCAGCGATGCGCTGCTATGTGGCAAGCAGGTTAGGGCTCGAAGTAGAAGTGCCTGATGAACTGTTAGACTACGCGCATGAATAATAACCACCCCGCCACGTTCTCCGTCCACATCCTAGAAGATGAGGATGGGAACGTGCGCGTAATCTCAGACTGGTCAGGCAAGGGTGACCGCTGTCTCTCACTTGGAATAGAGATCATGCAGTCGCTCAATGCCGTGTCCGTTTTTACCGAAGGCCAATTGTCAATGGGTCAGGCTTTCCGTTCTACGACTGAGCATTGACGTAAGACTCTGCGTGAATGCAAACAAACCGAGGCGCTGATGATAGTCGTTGGCGTCCTCGCCCACCATGTCACTCATCCAATACGGCCAGCCAATTTCCTTAGCGACCCGCTCCCCTGTGCCTGACTCGTCATTGTCCGCTATCACTAGCCCTGGCTCCAGACCGGCGGCCACCTTCACCATGTTGCCGGCAGAAAAGCATACGTGCAAGTTATACCGCTTCTTCATTTGCTTCATCGCAATGCGAATGCTTAATGCCGTAGCGTACCCC